TTGCGCCAGCTACATCTACTACAAATAGTAGGAATTATGGTGGTGGAGCTGGTGGTGCAAAAGCAAACAACGCAACAGATAGAGCTGGAGGTAAAGGCCGACAAGGAGCAATTATACTTCACTATGACAGTGGAGATTTTTTCCAGATGTTTTAAATGACATCATCTTTCGCAATTTGGAAATAAAATTAAATACTTAAATAAAATGCAAAACATAGATATCACAAACGGTAAGCCGTTTAAAGACAAAACTCTTACAAACAGAATTATTCGTTTAGAAAACGAAGTTCCTAGCATATACACTATTCCATATGCTACATTCTCAAATCCATCTACTACTGAACGTACTTTTATTGAGACTTCAGGCTTAGGAAGCAAGCAACCATTATTCGCTACGGTGAATGCGGTTTCTAATATCACATCTACTATTTCTGGAATACAAGACTTTACATATAAATTGTATCTTGGTGGAACTGTAGTATCTACAGCAGTTGTAACTGTACCAGACGCATTGAACACTCTATTCAGTGTTAAGCTAGAAGCCTTTGTAACTTATACTAGAACTAATAGCGGCGAATTAGAATATGTAGGTAATTTAGTTGCTACTCCATTATCTACTTCAGCTACAGCTTCTGTTTCTACCATTACTGTAGTAAATACTCAATCACCTATAGTTAATAGAACTACTATTGCTGGAGACTTTGATGTTAAGCTTAGCTGCACAGCATCTGTAGGAACAGCTACTACTGTTGTTACTTGCATGGGTGGACGTGTAACTTTCGATAATAAAAACTAATTATGACCTTAACTGTAAACTCTGATTGCACAAGTATTAGTATTTTATCTGATAATTTATCAGCAACAAATCAAACAGTAAACTTATTCTGGAGTAAGAACTGTAGTACTACTACATCTAAGATCTCAATAAGTACTGCTGCATCAGTAGTACAGTTAGCTCCAGAAGATTTAGATAGTGCTGATACATTTTCAGACGGCGTATACTATTTTAAATTAGTTATAACACAAGAAGATGGAACCACAGTTGAAGAATCTATTTGTAGGTTTGTAAACTGTGCTTCATCTTGTTTAATGCTTCCTGTATATAAACTAACTGACTCCGCATCTATTTTAAAGCAATTAGCTTTTGAAGCGTTACTAGCTTCTACTAATTGTACTTCTTGTACTTGCGCAGATCTGTGTATGTTTTATACTAATACAGGCTTAACTACGATTGCTAATGACGACTGTGGATGTAACTAAACTTTCGTGTGAATTTGTTAGAGCTGTAAAGCAACTCTTAATTCAACAAAAGTATATAGCAGAACCCTGCTTAGATAGCGTATATTATTACTTTTCTAAGTACAAACTTGCAACTTCTTTAGTAGATTGTTTAACTCATGAGGATGAGTGTGATCTTTCTATTATTGCTAATACTATACCCATAGAACCAGATCCTGTAGTAGTGATTACATCATGCGATGATGCTGCAATACTTAACCTAAGTAAGTCTTCAAAGAATTGTAATTATACTTTAACACTTGTAGACTTAGATGGAAATGCTACTAGCTATCCATCTCTTGTGATAGAGGATGATACGATATATCAATCTGCTAAATTGAAGGTTAAAGCTGTAGGATGTAGTGAAACTTATTACGCAACAGTAGAAACTGGATGTGTCAACTTAAGTAATCTGGCGCCTGTAGTATGTGATGAAACTTATAAAACTCATATTAATCTTAACTTTAGATTGATTGGATTACCTGCTAACTCTAATGGCTATATAAAAACATTACGAGTATATCAGACAGATACAAGTGGACTCTTAGTTAACACACCTATTGATCTAAACTTAGCTCCATCTAATATTGCAGCTTGGACTTCATGTGTTGATTGCTCTGGTATAAGTGCAGCACATTTATATTTTGGGCACGCAAACTGGGTAAATGCTTTTTCTACATTACTAGATAACGTTACGTATACATTACTTGGAGCTTTAAATTCTAGTTTTGTAAATGCTATAAGCACTAACTATATAACAATTGGCAGTAAGATAAAGCATAATCCTTCAGGAGAATGGTTAGGCATTAATAAGAATGACTTTAGAGTACAGTGGGTTGATGCAGATGGAACGACTATTACTAATGTAACTCCATCTGTTACTTATTCTGGAGCAGCTAACTTTATGGCTGATGATTTCAGTATAGCGACAACTTGTGGAAATATTACTGGTAGAGTTGTTATGTCTGGAGGAAGTGCTTCTGGATTTACGGAGTCTAATTTTAATCAGCTAGTTGTAGCAAATCCAACATTTAATCAACCAGCCTCTATTGTTAATACGGTAAATCCTTCTTGTATTGCAACAACTCTTACAGCTAGCTATACTTCGCCTAATGAGGTAACTTCATTACAATGGACTAATAGTGATGATGACATACTTTCTTCTGAAGCCCTTTCTATAGTTGTTACTGAATCTGGAGTATATACGTTTACTGTAGAATTAGATAATTCTTGTATAGTAGACGCTACAATAACAGTATGAATATAACACTTAAACGTGAAATATTCAATCCAACAAATACGATTTCTAGTTTATATATAGGTGATACATTCTTTTGTAATGTACTAGAAGATGTAGATAGAGGATTATATTTTACACAGCCTCTAGAAGAGATAGAGAAGTTAAAGGTTTATGGTAAGACAGCGATTCCTAAAGGTGTATATGAAATAGTAATTACATACTCTAATAAGTTTCAACAGTATTTACCACTACTTCTTAACGTTCCAGGTTACGCTGGAATTAGAATACACCCCGGAAATACGGAACTCGATACTCTTGGATGTTTATTACCTGGGGTATCAACTGGAACTAAAGTTATTAACTCTAGATCTACTTTTACTAAACTTTTCAAGATTCTAAAAGAAGCTTCAAAAAAAGAAAGAATCTTTATTTTCGTCGAATCTCCCAAATAATAATCATTAGTAGGGCAGCTTGATATACAACATGTCTTGCTGCCCTATTATATTTTTATAACAAACCTAAATAATATTATATTGTTGCTATGACATTAATACAACATATATCAGCTGTAAGAGCGATACTCGCAAACGGAATAGCCTCTAGAGACATATCTGTTTCAGATAGAGTTATCGCACACTTCTTACAAGTAACACGAGCTTTTCTTCTAGAGAGGAAGGCTGATAAGTATCGTTATATATCGGATCAATCTTTTCAAAGCGCCTGTCTAGATTTAGAATTAGGAAGCTTTCATAATTGTTGTAATGTTCCAGATATAGAGTGTAACGTACTTAAATCTAGTATAAAGATTCCTAAGCTACTGTCTGCCCGATGGGGCAACTTTATACAAGTTATGGATCTTGTAGGGAATGTAATTCCTGAATTTAATTTAACAAATAATAAGTATGCCATACACGGAATCCTAAAACCTGGACTAGGTTGGTTTATACATGACGGATACTTATATATTGTAAATAATAAGAAACTAGAAAAGATTTTAATAAATGGGTTGTTTAGTGATCCTACAGAAATAGAGCAACTAAACTGCGCAAATGGAAGTTCCTCTAATTGTACAGATTATGGAAGTGAAAACTTTCCTATAGATGAAGACCTAATAGAGAGTATGTATAAAGCCACCTTAGAGTTTCTGATACGAGGTGAGCAAATGACAAATGATACTGAGAACAATGCAAGAAGTACGGAGAACACGGGAGGAAAGCAGTAATTACTTATCTCTATATACTACATACAAGACTTATAAGAACGAGACAAAGCTAACCAGACTAGAATACGGATTGATATTAAAGGTATTCTTTTATACTTTTGTACATGAGTTAATACTATCTTCAAAGGCTTTTGTACTACCTAGTAGACTAGGTGTAATAGGTATTCGAAAAGTACCTACGCATGGACGAGGTTTTTTTGATTATAAGCTATATAGAGAAACAGGAATAAAAAGATACAAGCAGAATAATCATTCTGAGCAATTAGTTGCTAGAGTGTATTGGCATCAAGCTTATAATAGAATGCGTGATAAGTTAGTATGTATCTTTAAGTTATCTCCTGCGAGAGAGTTAACACGCAATCTATCTAAGCATATAAAAAACAACAATGCTATAAGTCAATATTATGACAAGTAACTATATATCAATAAAAAGTATTCTATATGATCTATCACTTACTATTAGTGATAGATATTGGAATGAAACAAAGATGGCTGAATGGGCTCATAGGGCTCTTCGAATGGTGCATACCGATCAAACTCTAGAAACAAGAGTTACGTATCTAGAAGTGTGCGGCCATAAAGCTATTCTTCCAACTGATCTTAAGTACCTAACTCAAATTGCTTACAATGATACTTCATACGTAACAGATTTAGTGGGGCTTGATTTACCATCTAATTCAGACTTAGGTAGTAAGTTAAATCAGACACAACAGATTACATGGAGGCCAATGCGTCTTACATCTAATCCATACCACGCTTCTATTTGTCTAGATAAGACCATATCTTTCTGTACAGATTGTCAACATGAGTTTAGCGTATCTCATGATCTAGTATTAACTACTACGCTACAGACTGGTGTTATAATGTTAAGCTATCTAGCTTGGCCTACAGCAGATGACGGTTATGCTATGATACCTGATAATGAGTATCTTAAAGAAGCTATATTTCATTACATTCTTTATAGATACTGGTTATCTAAATCTATGATGATGGAAGAAGGTTCTGGGCAGCAAATGCAATTTCATCTTAAAATGTGGAATCAACTTAAAGCTCAAGCTGCAGGAGATCTAAACAAACCAGACATAAATGAGCTAGAGAATATTAAATCTCAAATGAATCATATAGTACCTAGAGCTTCTAGGTTCCAACAAATGTTTTTAACTTTAGGAAATCGTGAATACACAAACTTCTAATCAACTTACTGTAGGTATAAATACGGATATACATCCTAAATTCCAACAAGAGGGTTCTTATAGGTTTGCACTAAACGCTGTACTAGAAACACGTGAAGGAGATCAAGGAACTATTTCTAACGAATTAGGAAATACTGTATGTGCTACACTACCTTACTTTACGAAAATCATTGGGCACGCAGCTACAGAGAATGAAGAAATTGTGTTAGCTTTATTTCATAAAGCTGCTGTAAATCCAGTTCACGAAATTGGTTTATATAATCCTCTTACCTGTAGTTACACATCCATTGCTCGTAGTAGTAAGTTTAACTTCTCAGATCAACATCAAGTGAATATGTTTGTTCGCATTCGTAATGGATGTGAGCGCGTACTTCATATGACGGATAACTATAATCCTTATAGAGTAGCTAATATTACGAACACGCAAGAATGGGTAACACCTATTACTCTAGATGTTCCTGATATTACTAAAATAAAATTCTCTAGGGACTATACTCATCCTTCTTATGAGCTTACAGTTGATGCTAATAATAAACTCGTAAGCTCAAACTCTGGAGGGGTAGTAAAACTCGGAACTTACAATATAACTACTAGACTATTAGATGCAGAAGGCAATGCTACTAACTGGATGGAGATTAGTAGACCTATTGCAATTTCTGATAATAACTTTAGTCTGCTAGATGATATTTCTACATACAATCACTATGATGGTGGATCTAACGAGCCTACAGATGTAGGATATATTTCTGCTACTAATAAGTCTATAACTGTTACATTAACTAATCTTGATACGAGGTTTAAGTATTTTCAGGTTGCAGTTATAAAGCGTACATCTACTGATGGATCTATAACTGGAGTAGATGTTTTAAATAAGCAACAAATAGAAACAGCAACTACTAATTTTACGTATACAGGATTTGATTCTCAAATAGAGTATCAAACTTCTATTGATGAAATCTTAGCAGAAAATGTTATTCTAAATAAAGTAGCAACACATACTACTCTTGATGGCCGTCTATATGTAGGAAATATTCAAAATACTCTAATCGACTATACGGGCTTTCAACGGCACGCTACTAGAACTAAAGTTGAGTATGTAAAAGTTAATGCTGCGAATCTAGCAGAAAAAGCTAAGCAGCCTAATTACTATTTTAGTGATGCTTCATTCTTAGCAGATGAAGTATACGCTCTCGGTGTTGTCTACGTATTTAAAGACGGCTCAGTTTCTCCTGTATTTCATATTCCAGGTAGAGCTCCTGACGTTAATATAGTTGGCACTAATCCTTACATAACTGGCGCCACTAATTGGGATACGGATAACTTACCTTCAGATATTAATGTATACAATACCTCTAAAACTAAACGGTGGCAGATATACAATACTGCGACTAAATATACCTTCCCTTCAGCAGGTGTAGATGTCTCTGGTTTAATGGGATATTACGAAGTAGATACTGTGTATCCAGAAGTAGATAACCCTTGTGATACTGATCCAGAAGGATATTGGGGAAGTGATATTGAAGGTAACTTAATTGAAGCTGGCGTTACAAAGATTCGTCATCATAGAATGCCTTCACATGATTTAGTAAACTCTTCTATTGTTACGGATGAATATAAGACGGGAATAGAATTTACGATGAACACTAACTATCCTCATGCAGATATTGTTGGGCACTTCTATACACACTCTGATAGAACCTATGAGAAGACTATCTTAGATAAAGGATTAGTTACAGCTCTTAAATCTGATACTAACTTAGCTGTTCAACAAGCTTATGCTGGATTCTTAACAAATAAGAGTGGTTCAGGAGATTGTGCATCTAATGTATTACGGCGAGTAGCATCACACTTTTCTACTTATGCTTTTATATCGCCTAAGACTACGCTAGAAGATACTTACTCTATTGGTACATATCTCCGATTAGAGAAGTACTTATCTGGCTCTGAAATATCCGCAACACTAACTCCTACGTCAGAACGTTTTGATAAAATAATACATATACAAGATACGTTCTCTGCGTACTCTCAGTCATATACAACATCTGCCCAATTTAACTATAAAATAGAATGGTCTTCTTTCTTAAAGAAGAGTGCTGCGGATAGTCCTGCAAACTCTGTTAATGTTCCTGCAGAATCACTACCTGTTGCTAATATTTCTGTTCATAATAACTTCTTACTTATATCGACGGAGAATAAACTACAGCCTTTTCAATCAGCTACATTAGCAGCATGGAACTATGATAAGTTTGCGACAGTTTCATTAAAGGCTGACGTAGATGTTTACTCTAATTTATTTCAGATTAACTATAGACGAATAGGTAATACTATACATCAAAAGAATCCTTCAGTTGCGCATACTAACATTACTTTTGCGGGTGACGTGTTCACTACTCGCTTTACAGCTGTAGATTATGCTTATGCTAGAAATGGATCTGGAGATGTTTTCGTAACTGGAGATGTAGTTACAGTTCCCATCGAATCAGAACTAGCTTACGAATTTAGACATGGGGATGATAATACTCTCGGAGAAAATACTTACTATAAGTTTAATCCGAATGATCCTTCTCCTATTATACCTCTCGGAGAATATATAGCTGATAAATACTATGAGCCCATACCTGACGAGTCTTCATACTTTTATCCTGAGAAGTACTTACTTAATAAGTCATACTCAAACCTAGATTCTATTAATAGATATTTTCCATTACCGTTTGATTACGAGTACTGTAATGACTGTCTTCAGATATTTCCCTATAGAATCTACTATTCCGAACTAGATGATGCCGAGTCTTCTAAAGATAATTTTAGAATTATTAGGCCACTTAATTATCAAGATTTATCTGGAACAACAGGAAATCTAAATGACCTTTTTGTTAACTTCTCTAAGTTGTACGCGCTTACAGATATATCGCCATACTATGTGCCTACGCGTCCTCAGCAATTAACTACACAAGAGAACTCTGTGTATATAGGAACATCTGAAGTATTTGGCGTGCCTCCTCAACAGCTTAAAATTACGGATTATCATTTTGGTGGATCTAGGTTATTTAAGTCTAGATGTGTTACTGAGTATGGAGCATTCTATATAGATGATTTTAATGGGCGCCCATTCCTTATAACTAATGAGTTGAATGATCTTTCACTTAAAGGGTTACGTAACTTCTGGCAAGAGAATGGTAAGTTAGAGTTTGATAAACAGTTTTATCAAAAGACTGGAACACATTATCCTAATATATCTACTTCTTCTTCAACTGGTGTAGGATATATAACTACTTACGATCCTAGATTCAAACGTATTATTGTTCATAAAAAAGATTATAAACTATTACCTAACTATACTCTAATCTATCAGACTACAAATCCTGGCGTAGAGTCTATTTGGTATAACGGACGGTTCTTCTTTTATGTAAACTCAAGTGGTACAGCAACCTTAATTACTTTTGATGATACTACCTATTTTGAGTGTAAGTCATTTACTCTATCATATTCGTTCCTGACTCAATCTTGGGTGTCGTTTCATTCTTATCTTCCTTATTACTTGTTTAACAATTACTTATCCTTTTATAGTGGTACACTGAAAGATGAGTACATTTATATCCATAATGAAGGAGAGCATACAAACTACTATGGAAACTACGCTCCTCATATTATAGATCTGATAGCTGTAAACAATCCTAATGAAGAAGTTCAATATAACAATGTTATATATTCTTCGACATCTCAGGTGTACGACTTTGATACGAAACAGTATAAGAATCTACCTATTACATTTAATGGTGCTATATTCTATAACTCTAAACAATCAACTGGGTTACGTACTCTTAAGTTAAAGGAGAGTGAATTTGAGTTTGACTATGACGCAGTAACTTCTCTAGTAGATAAGGTAGATAATAAATATAAGATCTCGAATCTTAGGGATGTTGTCATAGATGAGGATTCTCCAATATGGGATTCTTCTTGGAACGCTATTCAATCTAGTCCATTTAATTATATAGATAAATTTCCTAATATCGTTAACTTAGATTATTTTGCTTCTGAGTTTACGAAGCCTCGACTAAAGGACTACTATTTAGGGATGAGATTGATGTTAGCTCCGACACAGGATGTGAAGATAAATACAGATATTATTAATACAAGAAATACAAATAGAACCAGATAGATGAGAAAGAAAAGAACTTCATATAAAACTGGTGGCCCCACTGATCCTTTCTATCCTTTTGAAATTCCTGCAATAAAAAAGTTTGCTGATAAGATATCAGCAACTCCTACTAATATCTCACAAACATCTAATAAAAGTAGTTACAATAACAATACAATTACTTTAAGAAAAAAAGATATAGACGGCTCAGGTCTTGATAGAGTCTATTTAGAAGAACTTACTCATGCTTGGCAAGATGCGAACGGACTATTAACACCTACTCGTAAAGTAATAGATGGCATAAGGAATTTAGGAAGTAAATCAAAAGAGTACTCAGACTTATCTAGTATCGAAGGAGAAGCTCATAGAAAAATCTATCCAGTTTTAGCAGATCAATTTGCTAATGGACAAGATCCTAATGTTGGATATATTCCTGAAACTAAAAGTTTTTTTAATAGTAATTCAGACACATATACGTTAACAGATGGAGGATTAGCAAGGGTTATTCGTGATGCAAATGGGTATCCTAAAGAAATTCAAAACCTAAGTAGAACTTCTGATGGAAAATATGTACAAAGAAATAAACAATTTGATGTAAAGGATCGAGAAGCCTTATTATATCAATATGGTATTGATGCTAATAATCAAAAAACTTCTTACGCTACTGGCGGAACCTTAACAAATACTACAATGAGAAAAAAAAGAAACTGTGCAACTGGAGGAAACTTAGCTGCACTAGGAGGAGATCCATATTCAATGTTAGCAGCGTACGGAGTAAACCTAGCTGGTGACTATGCTTCTGCTATAAACTATAATCCTCAATTAGGCGCTGAGAAATCTAAAGGAGATTACAATAAAGAAATCGCTACTGCTGCTTTTACTAAAGGTATAGCAGGTGTCATTCCAGCGCTAATGAGAATGAACAAAGATAAGAATACTATCGTATCTGGATCTCCGGGTACGTATCAACAAGGTGGGCCTATCCAGAATCCTAGAGGTAGGTATATTGATCCAGCCCTAAGAGCCAAACCCAATACTACTAGTTACTTACCTATTAGTGAACCTATTATAAATCCACTAGATCAGTTAGGATTATTTAATCAACCTATTGCTACGAACACTATTCCTTTCTTAGGAGCAGCTGGCACTCCTCAATTAATAGGAGGATCATCTAAGTCCAAATCTAAAGATAGGTTTAGAGAAAAAGCTATGGGAGGAATGTTAGATTATCAGAACGGTGGACAAATGAGAGATCAACAACTCTCTAGTACTTCATTTCAAGTAAAAGGAGCACCTAATGTTACAGACGGTAATTCTTATCCAGAGCTAAACGCTAATCTAGACCATAATGAAGTAGTAGACTCTAAGGCTAAGTTTGTATTCTCTGATGACTTAAAGATGGGTAAGAAATCCTTTGCTGAGTTAGCTAAACCTCTATATAAGAAAGTAGGTAATCTAGAGACACGTAAAGATCCTATCTCATTAGCTACTACGGAACAATTAAATAAACAAATACAAACACTAGCTATGACACAAGAAGAGTTGGCTACTGCGTTAGGACTTAGAGAGAATCAAGGTATGAATGTAGCTAATGGAGGACCACTTCCTTGGGAGGGTTTTGATGTAGCTCAGTTTCAACAGTGGTATAACTCTATGCCAGGTGGTTCTAAATTAGCTGCTGATGGCAAATGGGGACCAGCTACTAAGAAAGCATATGAAGCATCGTCATTCGATTATATGAATGCGACAGGAAAGAATACTGTTAATTCTGTAGGACCTATGTCTACTGTATTACCTGGAGGCGAGCAATACTCTAACATTCAACCTGTTAATGGTAAGTTAATGCCTTCATCTATAGGCGCCCCTACTAATATACCTAACAAACCTATTTATATAGATACTCCAGAAGGGCAAGTAGATATATCTGGCTTAGAGTCTAGAGATCCTCGTCAAGAAACCATGAGGGACAGAGAGCGTAGACTTATACTTCCTAATGGTACACAATATAATCCTGACACATCTGTAGATACGGGAAGTATTCCTCCTGTTACAGCTACTACAGATAGTAGAGGTTTTAACCAAGGCTTTACTGTAGGGGATATAATGCAAGGAGTAGAAGTAGGATCTAAGTTCTTTAACATAGCACAAGGTGCTGAGAAGGAACGTCAACTACTAAACACTACTCCCATCACAAAAACAGGATATGATAAGCAACCTGCTCTATATCAGAATCAACGTAACTTCCAGAATGCAGCTAACTCTATAGGAACTTCATCTCCTAATACTCGTAGAGCTTTAATGAACTCATTATACTCCTCTAAGCTTAATAGTGATAATCAAGTGCTAACTAATTATCAGAATATGAATAATGAGGCTACAGTTAATTATGAGAATAGAGTATCTCAGCAACGTCAAGGTAACATAGCATCTGCGTTTAGAACCAACGATATGAATGCTGCTAATAGAGGACAATACGATCAAGCTCAACAGAACGCATTTACTTCGGTAGGTAATTTTGGTGAGGCTATGAATCGTCGTAAGATGTCTTTGGATGCTCTTAAGTTGTTACGAGCTAGGTATCCTGAAATCTATGATAATGTAATGACTGGTTTAAACTAATATATACAATGGCACAAATCAATCAAGAGAGGCTAATTGGTGTTTATACTATCACTAACATTAGTAATGGTAAAAAATATGTAGGAGCTTCTAACAATATATCTAGGAGGCGGTGGGAACACTTTAGACAGCTAAAAAATAACACTCATCATAATAAGCACTTACAAAATGCTTACAATCAAAGTCCAGAGGCTTTTAAGTTTGAAATTATATATCTTTGTGAAACCAGAGAGGAAGCAGTGAAAGTAGAAGAATTATACATTGAAACTCACGACTTAGTAAATAGTGGATATAATCAAACATATAAAGCTATATTTCCAGCTACAGAGAATATTTCTAAAGGTTTATTAGGAACTAAGTTATCTGAAAAACATAAGGAGAGCTTGCGTGGGCCAAGACCTAATATGCGTGGTAGAAAACATTTTGCAACAAAACCTTTTTATCAGTACAATAAGAGATTAGAATTAATCTGTATCTGGTATGATGGTACTGAAGAATTTGCAAAGAAGTTTAATATGTCTGCTAAAAGTGTTAGAGGTTGTCTTTTAGGAAAGAGAAACTCATGCTATGGTAATATTTTTTCATACAAACCTTTAATATTAAATTAACATGGGAATTATAAACAGGTACAGCAGACGTACCCCATACGAAGGTAGTTTATACCAATTACCAATAGAGCTTATAGCTCAAACATTAGACTTTACTCAAAAGAAATTTGATACGAATAGATCTATTGCAGAATCTATTCAAGACTTTACTATCCCTTCTCTACCACAAGATAGAGAAGTAGCTAATCAGCTACAGCGTCAATACTCAGAACAAGTAGATGCAGTTGTTAAAGAATACTCTGGAGATTACTCTAAAGCTTCTAATAAGTTACGGGATCTAACTCGTACTATAAAGAAGGACTTTAATCCGGGAGGTAAGGCTGCCGCTATTAGTGGCAACTATACTAACTATAATACTTGGTTAAAGAACTCACAAGAATTAGTAGAAAAGGGTAAAGCACTAGGAGAAGATCTTAACCTAGCTAACACTTATCACATGAAGAACTATCAAGGAATTGGTGAGTTTAATCCTGTAAGTGGAGCTTATAATATGTTTACTCCTGAGGCACTAACTGAGTACACTGATCCTGATAGCATCATACAAGATACATATAAGAACTTTAAACCAGAGAAACGTAAGGTGGGTAAAACTGTTTTTAGAAATGGTCTTCAAGTATATGAAGAACAAGAACAAGAAGGTATTACAGTAGATAGACTTAATCCGTCCTTCTACAGCGCCTTATCCTCCGATCCTAAATATACTCAGTATATGCAGCAGAAAGCTAAGTACATGGGGCTATCTCCTAAAGATGTAGAAACCTTCACAAAACAATATGCTTCACAAAGAGCCACAGACCTATCTTATATGTCTAGCTCTGATATATCTAAAGCCGAGAGAGATCCACTCTTTATGCTTCAAGAAAAGCAAAGACTTAAAGACGCATCAGATAGAAAGATTATAAAAGAGATGACTGCTCAATATAAATGGGAACCTACTACTCAAACTGTGCAGCGTCAAGAAGCTAAGATAGATCCTAATGATTGGAGAAATACCTTCACTGGATATAACTACGATAATAAAGATGGGATGTTTGCAGCTAGTATTATGGCTGGCATTCCTCTTCAATCACAGACTCCAGGCACTGGTAATAAATATAAAGACAAAGCTTTACTAGACGTATTATTTAATCAAGAGTTTATGTCTAAAACTCATATTGATCCTATACTAGCTAAAGAGATATGGAAGACTGAAGTTGCTAAAAACTCTAAAGCTTATGTAGATAACTATGGAGCTAATAAAAATAAATCTTGGACAGATGAGTTTGATAAACAATTCCTTAATATATACAAAGCTACTGAAGCATCGCTTTCCCGTCAAATGTCTTCTACCTTAGAAGTAATATCTCCTAAGGCTCGTCAATCTGCAGTACGTACTATAGCTGGTCGACTCATTGATCCTAAGAGTGTACAAGTTATTCCTGTAGGGCAACAGTATTCTATGACAGCAGAAGCTGCTAAACTAACTCAAGCAGATCTAATAGATCCTAAGACTGGTAAACTATTAACAGACGATGTGTCTATAGCACAGCCAGGTCCGGGATACGCAGCATCAGGTATTCAGATCTCTACTCCTAAAGGTAGATTTATTATAGTAGATGAAAATATAAGTAGAGCAGCGTATAATAAAGAATTAGCATCTGCTCTTAATCCTATATTTTTTGAAGGTATTAATACGTCACCAGCTCCTATTAGAACTAGAAGTCAAGTAGTAGTTAACCCACAGACAGGGCAGCAAGAAGTACAAGACGTGCGTGCATTCGTAGAACGTCGTATAGTTAATGAGGGCGGACGATATGCAGAGAAGCTATATGAAGTTCCTTACACAGTGGACCCTAACGGAAGACCTGTTCCTGACTATAGCGCACCGTCTTACGAAATAAATTTACAGACTTTACAACAGAATTATCGTGCGGGTGTCGAAGGTATGTTAGGTACTGGAGAGACTGAAGCACAACAGACTATGTTTTCAATATTCAATTTTTTAAGTCACGATAACGAATAATTAATGGAACCTACAAATCCTTTCGGTAAGCCGAGTCCGATAGTCGGACCGCCTATTATCGACAACGCACTTAACGTGCCACTTCAACATTATTCAAATAAGTACGACGAATACTATCGTCCTGAGTATAACCAAGTATGGAACAGATCCAATAACCAATCTGCTCTAGAACAACTTGGTTATGGTTTCACCTCTAGAGCCTTGTCCATTGCACCTAAGCTAGGTGCAGGGCTGGGCTCTATTGCTGGATTAGCTATGGCAGGTACATCAGGAGATGTTACTCAGATATGGGATAATCCAATCACTAACTGGTTTAATGGGTTAGATGAATCTCTAAAAGAACAATTACCTGTATACTCCTCTCAACAAAATGATACGTCTGGGTTACTGGGTAAGATGGCTACTACATCTTTCTGGGCTAATGATGCCTTCGATGGTATAGCTTATGCTGCATCTGCTTTCGTACCCGGTGCTATTATAGGTAAGGTAGCTCAAGGCGCATCAGGCGCTCTGAAAGCTACACGAGTAGGCAAGTCAATATATGATGGACTAAAGTACGTAGGATATGCTGGAGAAGAAGGTGCCTTAGCTCACAAAGCTAATCTCGTATTATCTACTGCATATAATACTGTATCTGAATCAGCTGCTGAAGCATTTCAAACTCAAAAAGAACTAGAAGCTATATATGGAGGAATGGGATTAGATCCTAAAGATGCAAAAACTAAAGCTGGTGAAGCTGCGGCTAGAGTCTTTAATAGTAATCTTGCTGCACTAGTGGCGCCGAACATTATACAGAATATGTTCTTCCACGGAGGTTGGAATAAGCTGAACGATGAAGTTCGAGCTCAAGTATGGAAAGATGGTACTACAGAAAACATTAAAAAGCTTAACTCAGCGTGGTCTAAGATTGGAGGCTCTGTAGCATCAGAAGGTTTCTGGGAAGAGAATATCCAAACATCACTTCAACAGTGGGAGCGTAACGCCGCTATATCAGGTAACAATGGAGATGCTAGATCTAAGGAGATAGCTCTTAACATGGCTAATAATATAGGAGGCTTTGCTAAGTCATTCTTACCGGGAGCTGAAACTCCTGAAGAGATAGAAGGAGCAACCTCTATATTCTTAGGTGGTCTTATAGGAGCAGGTGCTGCTGCTAGAGGATATGTTCAAGAAAAGAAGTCCTTGGAATCTTTAAAGACTAAGGAGCTAGAGAGATACAATAATCTATTTAATGTAGAAGGTAAAGCTGCTGTAGGTATTATGGCAGATAATGTTAATTCTATATACAAATCAAACGGAAAGAAGATTGTATCTCAAGACGGTAAAGATGTTGAGGTAGAGGATTTTGTATTAGATGCTAATAACCAACCTATCATAGATGAGGAAGCAGTTCACAAGATGACTGTCAATCAGCTACGGAATAAACATCTATGGGATGCTCAAATGATTGCGGCTTATCGTAATGATCCTGCCCTAGCTGAGATGAATAAGCATATGGCTTTAGGTTCTTATGTCTATTCCCTAATGAATAATAAGTACGAATATACTCCTGAGGAGGTAAATACTTATTTAGATAAAATGGCTGAGACAGGTAACGAAGAAGCTAAGACTAAAGGAGTAGAAACTCATATAACTGAGAACATAGGTTTAGCTAAAGAATACGCTAGACAGTTATCTTCTATTCGTAATAACAATACATCTATTGCTAAAGATGTTTCGTCTAACCCTAAAGAAGCACGCTTCTCTGACTTTATAACTAAAACCGAGTTCTACTTAAACCTAAAACGTAACGCTCTACTAGAAATTCAGAAGCAGGCTACAACAGATGCCGCGTCTGAAACTATTACTAAGTTGTTAGAAGATAATGCTGCTTACTTACATCAGATAAAGAATGAACGTGCAGCTATAAAGTCTGAGTTCAATAAGACTGTAATAGACACTTCAGAGAAAGAATTTAAGCTAGCTAAAGCTAGAAAAGAAGGTGATCCTTCTGCGCTAGGTCTGAGTTATCAGATTGCAGAAGACAGAGTTATAAATGGTAATTGGAGCCGTACAGAAAGCTCTAGAGATCTACCTTCTCAAGAATCTAGAATTGCTACTAAGATAGAACCTGGCACTAGAGATACATTTCAATATGCTTCTGGTAAATCTATTATGACTACTGATAGAGTAGCAACTGCTCTACAGAACGAAGAAGATATTGCGGACATTGCTAGTCAGTTTGTTAGAGGTGTTAAAGTTATACCATCTGGCTTAGATGGTTTAGTAAAGACTCAACAGCAAGAGATAGCAGACAGATTAGATACAGAGTTAGCTAGAGTTGAAGAAGAAGGTGGAAGCTTAATGGCGCTATCTCAACTTAATCAATCATTAACAGATGATGATTATGATTTCTCTATAGCTGATGTGATTGGTGGGAATACGGGCATGGAAGATGCTGCTATAGAAGGGATACTTACAGAAGTGAATAGCTTTGGTAGTAAGTTTACACTAGAATCTCCAACAGGAGAAGTAGTAGAGTCCGATGCTTGGAAACAATTTACGCTAAAGAATGATGCTAAACTTCGTACTCTATCGTCTAGACTTCAAGAGTTAGATGATTTAAAAGAACAAGTTAGTAACTTCAGTTTTGAGAATGATCGAATGCAGGCTTACGAGAAAGCAGCAGATAAAGAAGAGTTCTTAAAAAAAGAATACTATAGTACAAATATAGGTAATCCTACAGAAGCATTCTTTAAAGTTTTCAAATCTGCACCTGAAGATCTATCAGACGACTCTCTAGCTTATACTATAAAGACTGCACTTGAATCTGCAATAGCTGGCAGCGACGTTGAATCTACTAAAGATGACGCTATAGAGGCACTTATGTATTTAACGAGCACAGTGCTACCTCAAATAAACAAGAACATCTATAATAGAGGTAAGATACATAAGACTATAAACAATAAGATAGCTAATGCTGTTCTATCTTCTATTCCACTAAACTTAATAACTCCTCCATTTAATGAGCAACTAGCTCCATATCTCTCTAAAATAAAACAAGACGATGTTATTTCTTTTGATGCTATTGTTAGCTTGCTTGAGGGTGTTAGGAACCTATCACCAGAGGTAAGGGATTCAGTTATTAATGCAGTTGAAGGATACGCAAATTCACTAGTAGATAATTATATAACTTCCTTATATAACACCTACCCAGAATTATCTAGACAGTTTGATTCTTTAAAAGGCACTACTAAGTTACAGGAGAGAGTTTACTATCATGCACAGAATTTAATAGTTCAACACTTTGATAAGAAGTATGGTGACAATACTCCTATAGAGATTCAGCGATTCAAAGCTGATCTAGATATGTACTTACTTAATAAAACAGTAAGTGATTCTAGTGTACTAGATTCTGAGGATAAGGAAATGGTACGAGCTACGTCAGAGGTATACTTTAAACTAATAGGTTCGTCTACTGCTCTAGGCATACTTAAGTCTACATTAGATGTTTCAAAGCTTGAACGTTTTAAAGAAACATTCACTGATAAAACTCCTTCGCTACAACAGAACATAGCACTGACTCAGGCCCTAGTCTTCTTACACTCTAAAACAGATACTGCTGACTTCAACTCTTGGATGTTGGTGAGGGGTATAGGCGGTAGTGGTAAGACGCATTTCTTAGGTCAAGAGTTAAAGCGTGCTCAAGATGAGCTACTAGGACGTCCAGCTAAAGTTATGGCATTCTCTAAGGAAACTATGACTTCAGCTAATATTAATAAGGCTGTATTTGGAGATGGCACTTCTTCTACTTATCAAGACTTCTTAAACCTGTCCGTAGAGGATCTGGCTAAGCTAGACTTCCTTGTTATAGATGAGGTATTCACATTTACTAATCCCGAACTGTACGATATGTATCGCAAGATTAGTGAGGCTAAGGTTAAAGTAATTGCGCTAGGAGATGCGTCACAGTTAACTGCAGAAGAGTCACCAGCTATATTGACTGCATTGTCAGTTAATATGACTATACCTCTTACTACATCTTATCGTACTAATATTACTTCTATCTCTGCATTTATAGATAAGTATCGACTGAATGCTAATGTTGTAGACTCTCATATTGCGACCGCTAACTTATCTATCGAAGATGCTATTATAGCACCAAGTACTACTTATGGTGTAATGTCTATGTCCCCTGACGCATTAGATACGATGTTACGAACTCCATCTACTAGATCGAGAGTTCTTATAGTACCGTCTCAGACAGCTAAGGCCAACCTACTAGGAGTCTACAAAGGAGTTGATATTAGAACTGCGGCTGAAGCTCAAGGTATTCAATGGGATGAAGTTTATTCCTTGATGGAGAGTTCATCTAGTTTATCACCATTTCAAAATAATAGGGCATTCTATACTGCTTACTCTCGTGCTAAGTCCTTACTGGTTGTAGCTGACTCTAGAGTAGTTAACTCTACTCCTTCGAATGAGCTAGAAGTAGCTGTAAAGAATTCCGATAATGAACTAGCTAATATTAAAGCTATGTTTGCTACCAACTTAGCTGAGGTTGCGAAACTACAAGATGTACTTAAAGGTGTAGCTAGTTTTACAAACGAAGAGTTAGCACCAGTAGATGTAGTACATAATCTAGAACCTACTACTGATCCATTCGTATCTTATGCAATGGCTACGGAGCATATAGAGTCTCCAGCTGATCCTGTTACAAACTTTACAGGTACTGAATTCTTTAATCCATCTAACTTTGGATTAACTGACTTTGAAGGAGGAGCTAGATTACAAAGAGGTAGTGTTGTGCATTTTGTACGAACTGATAAAGGCTCTATCTTTATAATTGCGGAAAATAGATTGGTTCCTGGATCTTACTTTAAACTAGCTAAGCTAGGAAAGGATGACTTCGAAGGTCCTGCTAGTAATCTATTTAATAATATCTCTAAAGTAAACAAGGCTGTTATATCAGAGAACTTGCTTACTGGCACTGACGAGTTCAATATTCCAGATATAAATAGGCTGTCTATTGGAGAAGTTCCTGTAGCGGATTACTTAAAGTTTAAGACTCTATACGGAGGTGACTATCACTCCACGACTACGGGACTAATGCCCGGAGCTAATGATTTAATTGAAGATGCTATTATACGTTTCTATACAACGTATAATATAATGAACAAGTTAACTACTGACAAGCCTTGGGTTTCAAAGAACTCTGCCGGTAATTGGAAAGTTAACTGGGATAACATTCCTAAGTCAGCAGTCACTATGGTAGTTCCTACAAAGAGAGCTACTAAGTCAGATACCTTTGGATGGAACTCTGACTATCATAACCCTAGACGTTTAAATATCTATCATGGTGTTCCTTACCTCGTAATACGCCCGTCAGAGAAATCAAATAGCAAACCCTTACTTATTCGATTCCAACCTAAGATGTTGGCTAAGAATAATATGTACGTCAATACTCTACGAGACTTTACGAACTTAGTAAAGAGTATTGAGTCACAAACTAATACGATACTATCATCTACTCAATTCGAGAAGCTAGTTCAAGACTATGCTCATACTAACTTTAAAGTTGAGGAAGGTCAGTTAGTCCTAGTAGATAATCCAATCATGCCTGAAGGTTTTCCTTCTACTGGCACACTCATGGCTGATCTGAATAAGATAGTAGATATGTTATTCACTGCTAAGGAATCCATAAAACGATTCGGTAGTGAAGAGAATGCTAAACAATACTTAGAAGATAACGGTACTCCACAAGCAGGAACCGAGTTTACTATACTTAATGGTAAAGTAATTGTAGGCATAGAGAAAAGAGGTAACAAACTATTTGTACTAAAGCAATCTGCAGATCCTACAGACCCTAATGTAACCGCACCATATAAAGAATGGGCTGTATCTGAAGGAGAAGGTATTGCACAAAAAGCACTTAACAACTTAGCTGCTGCTAATAATAAGATTGGTAATCTTAAATTTAGACAGATGCAAGAGCGCGCTAAAGTCACAGAAGAGAAAGACCCTTATAAAATTAAGGTAGGAAGATCTCCTTCTATTCTTATGTCTGGCGCCTATACTGATTATCAAGGTTTCTATAAAGACCCTTGGCTACAACAGTACCTTACTGATGAACAAATAGAGAACTTCTCTATTCGCTCTGAAGATCCTACTAAGAGAGATGGTTTATTCTCTGACTTAGTAAACGCACTAGAGGTTGGTATCGTAGCAAAAGAGAATGCTACTAGAACTGATGCTAGAGAGTTTGCGATCTCAATGATTAAGGAATACGAGACAGCTCCTATTACTGTAGAGTTATTGGATAAAATCACCTCAGATAAAGCGTTCGACGCTAATGGAGAGCACACTTCACTACGCACTCCTATTAAGTTACATACTCCATCTAAGGAAGGTATCCATGACTTAGGAGATAAGTTGTACGATGAGAGTGTTCGTAATAAACTAAGCACTCAGCTTCGTCATAACTTTGAAGGATTCCAACGTACACAAGTTTGGTTCACTTCTCCTGAAGTATCTGAAGTTCCAACTACGGCTACTGAACCAACTCCAGTACCTACTACAACTGTTAAAGATTTGTTAAGAAAAGTAGGTAACACAGGTATAAAAGTATATGATGATATTCTAGCTCTATTGAGCCGTCTTAATATAGATGCTCCTGTTGTACATCTACCTAATGGTATTCCTTATGAGGAAGATGGTATAATTAAATATGGTCTTGGTGCCGCTACTTCTATAACAAATGGAGTTGCCTCTATTGAATATTCTGGTTATCTCTTTAATAGAGTTGGTACTTCTACAGAAGCGGTTAGTGTATTATTACACGAAGCATTACACGTAGCTTCTAAGCAAGCTCTACATAAAGGTCAGTCGGATGTTAAGCAGAAACTATCTACTAAAGAAGCTGATTTCTATAAGCGTATAATCTCTATAAAGAAACGCTTTGATGCTGCTATACGATCTAAACGTAATCCTGAAAACGGTAAAAGATTAAAGACTTCAGATGTATATCTTAGGACTTACTCTAAGTTGGATGTTAACGAGTTTGTAGCTAACTTATCTAATCCTGAATTTGTAGAGTTAGCTAAGTCTATATCCTTACTTCCTGGAGGTACTAAGAAGAGTATGCTCCGTGAGTTATTAGAAGCTATAGTAGATTTCTTTAAATCTATAGTAGGAGGAAATCCTTCTGTATACGATGCAGCTATCGCTTCTTTAGAGGAATATTATAAGGATAGTTCACAACCTCGTGCTGAGTATGTTCAACCAGCTGTTACTATAACTGCAGAAGATGTACTAAGTAGTGTAACGAGTCAGTTGAATAAGTTAGGAGAGTTTACCTTTGATAGTTCTATAGAAGGACTAAAACAACAATGGTCACACGTTATTAGTGTAGATAGCTTCCCTGAGTTCTATGGAGATGACTTTACGTTAGAGTTAACTGCACAGTTCTCTAAGATGTCTCCTATAGAACAATCACTATTACTTAACCAAGCTAACGTAAGTGGAGCATGGTATGATCTTACTAAAGATAGGATTACATACTCTACAGGATCTATACAAACATCTGCTGGTGTAACACTACCTCTCGATAAGTTAATGGATGAAGACATGCCTTCTCGTCTTAAAAATCTTATCCGTTCTGTGGTTCGTCAAGAAGTATTAGGTAATAAAGTATTAGATGATCTTGTATCGCTATCTCCTAGTGGAGCTATGGATGTTCTATTTGAAAAGGTACTATCTAATACAGATAAGCAATACTTTAGAGCTGATTTTAGAACAACTACGAATGACCAAACTAAAGCTTTATTACTACAAGAAGATAATCCAGCAGGTCAAGGTATTAGAGAGGCCATACAGTTTCTAACAAACAATTGGCAAGAGTTACGCCAGCTAATAGAATGGTCTAGAGATAGATCTACTTCGAGGTATCGAGTAGCTAAATCTTTTGTAGAGTCTGTAATAAAAGCTAATCTCGATTTAGATAAAGCTTCAGAAGCTGAATCTACGAGATTAATTAAAACTATTTCTTTTGTTAAGAAAGAACTAGAAGAACTAGCTAACAATCCTAATCCAGTATTACCATCTGGTCTTACACTAGTAGAAGCAGAAAAACTATTAAAGTCTTATTATGACGAAATAAAACTATATCGTAAAGTAGCATCTAATCCGCTTCAACGGAATGAATTATTATTCATAAAGATTCCTGCATTAGAGAATGAGATTACGGCTATAAGAGCTTTAGGAACTAAGGATGATGTTACTGGTAAATTAGTGATTGATCTTATTCTTAAAGATATCTATCCTAACTCTGACTTTGCTACGCTTCAAGAGTTTGAAACCGAGTTACTAGGCCTAGCAGATGCGGAGTTTATAAACTCCGAAGATATAGAACCAGAGCTACTTGAACTAGCCGGTATATCTGAATATATAAAGAAGTACGATCAGTCTTACGAGAATACCTTATCTGAATCTCTAAAGAATTCATTTAGACGTATTACGCTAGGATCTAAAACTATATCCCCAGCCCTTGCGTATATAAAGACTATGCAAGTAGTAATGTCTCTCGATTGGAATACAGAGAAGAATGAGGCTATGGAAGGAAGACCTGAAGGCTTAGACTATATCTTAGAGCAACTGAAGGAAATAGTTAAAGGAGGAACGTCTAAACTACAAGCAGCTATTATACAGAATATAGTTGATGTAATTACTTATAGTAGAGAGACTAACTTCTTTGATACAGATCTTAACTTTGGAGATCGTACTTTAGGCATTGTAATGTTCAAAGATGAATCAGGTACTATACAGTACGCTGCTTACTCTGCTGATCCTAATGTCCGTAATCACACGACTCTTACTTATCAAGAGATAATCTATCGTATGCAGCAAGGAGATGATATCAAGTTATCTCAGTTTACGAAAGATACTACTCAACTGTATAACTGGTTGCATACCCAAGTACCACTATCTATTAAACAATTTAATAGATTGTTTACTAAAGGTGAGTCCCTAAATACTATTAGAGCTATTCAGAATACTATGGCTTCTATGAAAGAGACGGAGCTATACTCAGCTAATAGAAGTAATAAGAAAGGAAATGAATTTAGAATGCAGCGTGGCACTTCGACTGGAGTTAGCTCTAAGATAAAAGATCAACTTATCTCTAACTTAGTTTCTATGTATGAGCAAGGAAATCTGAATAGTGCGCAAGTTAGATTCGAGAGTCAAACAGTAAATGGAGAAAAGATAAATGCTTTACGAAATACGGGAGCAGGTAAAGCTGAATATATTAAATTATTCTTTAAGTTCTTAGGTATCTATGTAGATGATCTAGAATTAACTCGTCCCCAGACTAACGAATTAATAAATGATATAGAAGGTTTCTTACTTAGAACTAAAGGTATAGAAGCATATACTTTGGCAGATGAATTAGGAGATAATGTAGAAAACGCTTTTGATATTTATGAATGGCTTGAAACTAGTGAAGGTGTTGATGGCTATCTATCTAGGTTCTCTTCTAAGTTAGGACTATCTGATAAGCTAGTTCGTAATGCTTCTGTTAGAGATGTAAATGGTAATAAGTTTTATAAGAACCACGAAAGTTCACACCTATATGATACCCTTCTAAATCTAATAGAATTAAATAAGGGTAACCCCGTATTTAGAGGCGGTACTGGATCTGATTCTCAAAGATTAATACCAGAGTTCTTAAAGAGTGATTACTATAACCATAATATATTTGCTAGAGGATCTGTTACTAATCGACTTCATAGCGTAATAGAAATTGATGGCGCTAGAAACTTAGGTAACAATGCTGTTACAGAATATACTAGAGAGAATATGTTCTTTTTTTATCATAGGAATTTCTCTCAACAATTTGTAGATGCTATACGTCAGTTCAAAGGTAGCTACTTTCAATCTACCTTCACTCCTTCTGATAGCCCTAAGGCTCTAGCTGTACGAGTAGATATATTAAGTGATAATCCTATTGATGGGAAACCTTCTCAGATTCTAAATTCTATAGAACTTGTATTCAAGCAGTTACTCGAACGTAGAGGTTTAAGTGGAGCTAAGTTTGAACGCTTTGATAAATCTATAAAGAATGATTTATTCCGTAACTTTGGGGTAGGCTTACGAGCACTAGATAAATCAGGTATTAAGTTGGAGGATCTAACTGAAGCTGATATTCCTAGAGTGTCTAGGATGGCTTACGAATTAATGAGTATAGAGGCTTCTGCTCTACTTGACGAACTTACAGATTCTAATGTTAAGTTATCCTTGGATAAGAATATGTACAAGTATGTACAGAATATTCAAGATAAGCTTAATGCGGTACAGTTCCCTAATACGAAAGATGCTTATGGAACTCAAAAGAATCCTACAGTAGCAGTCACTAATATTAAAGGAGAATACTCTGTAGATAAAACCTTACTAAAACCTGTATTCGATTTATGGTTTAAGAATAACTACATCAATGGTTATTTTATGAATCAATTAGTTACGGGAGACTATGCAGCTTATGCTAACTCAGGCGCTATCATTAAACGTTTCGGAGGTGTAAAAGGCCCACGTATCAGACCTCTTATAGATCCTATTGTAGGTATGAAAGCTACTCGTAAGGTTCTTATACTTGGCGATGAAGTTCACTCAAAGGCTGAGGCTAGAATCTTGTTTGCGAATCTATTATACGATGTAGTTCCTAATGAAGCTGGAGAATTAATGCTTCCAGAAGACACTACGGAGTTAGATACAATCTTAGATTCTCTACCCGATAAGTTTGATTCTACAGATGCACAAGGATTCTCTACTAAACAATGGATTGCAGAGTTATCTAGAGGCTTTGAAGCTGCTTGGGGATTAGGTGATATACACAAACCCATTCACTTTGGTTTAGAAAAAGAATCTGTTGGAGGATACACTACAGCTAAACCTACTTACAATAAGTACTCATCAGTCGTACTTGATGAAGCAATGACTAAGAAGTTTCAGACTATGCGAAAGCTTCAGTTAATGCTAGAGAAGCTAGGAGTAGATGAAGCAATCTTTAAGACAGGTACTAAGTTAGGTGTTCCTATTCCAGAAGACTCTGAAGGCGCTCTAACTAAGCTTCCTACTTTATTTGAATTGTTAGCTTATAGTGATGAGCAGCTAGAGAACTTTAGAGATTCTTGGAAAGTTAACTCTATAGTAGAACTATCTAATAAAGGATACGGCTTACAGTTTAATGCTGCTGCTGATCCTAATAAACAAGTAGCACTGTTCACTCAGTTGATGTACTTCCTCAACACTTATCCAGATCAATTATCTACGGATGAATTTGGAACTACACAAGATGCTGCTAAAGAAGTATACGAATTAGTAGGGACTCTTATAGGAATAGGACGAGAACGTTTCTTAAAAGAAGTAGGTACTACGAGAGAATCTATGGTTAAGTTCTTAAAAAATTCTTTAACTGGCTCAGGTTCTGAGAGAGCGCTTCAGCTATTAGAAGAAGGCATCTCTATAGATAATCCTCTAATAGAAAAGAAAGCTGTTATTACGTTAGCTTCTGGATTAGAGAAGGCTACTATTAAAACTAAATTTAAGGGTGGTAAGTTAGTACTCCAAACTCCAGAAGGTATCTCTAAGTATCAAGATCCTAAACTGTTCTCTGAAGTAGATAATGAATTAGCTCAGTCTCTAACTTACCGTAAAGAGACATTACCTAATGGTAAGACTATTATAGTAGCAGAGTGCATAGTTCCTAAAGAGATGTTAACTGCGTCACAAATAGCTGCGATTCAGAATAAAGATTCAATCTATTTAATGCCTGATATGTTAGGCTTCCGTCTTCCATCTACGGAGTTCCACTCTGCTCTCGCAATACGGGTAGTTGGTGTGTACTCTAATCGAAAGGCGAATGTAATCATAGCTCCTAAAGAATTGGTTCCTATTCAAGGTCAAGACTTTGACGTGGATAGCATCTTTGCTATCACTCAAGAACTGTTCTCTAAGAATGAGGTATCCGTAGTAAGTGGAGAGTATCTTAAAGAATACGCTGACATTCTACATAATCTACTGCATGAGTTATCAGTAGCAGAAGACGAGTTAGAGCCTCAACATAAAGGTGTGATCTATAAATTACGAAAAGCTATAAAGAAAGATTCTGGTCTACTAACAGATCCGCTAGAAGATGCGCCAACTGCCTTAGAAGATAGAGTAAACGCTATTATAGATTCTATTAAAGGAGCTAGATCTAATGAAGATGTGTCTTCCTCATTGTCTGAGGTATTGTATCAGGTATCTAAATTTAAAACTTTATTAAAGACTAAAGCTGTAGTTATAGGAGAAGAAAACGCTCCTGTAGGTTATAAGTTAGTAAAAGGTAAGTACGTTATTGATACAGAGTTCCTAGCTAACATAAATAAGTCTATCGAATCTCTTAGATCTATAACTCATACAAATGAGATTATGCCTTCTCTTAATTCTACTATTCGTAGTGAGTTAAAGAAAGCCGAGTCTCTACGAGAAAAGTATATAAAGAATAGGATCTTAGATATTATGTTAACCGTAATATCAGATAGGAATAATGCTTCTAGATCTTTCACGGCTATTAGCTTTAATCCTCTTGACGAAGCTATTGCTCAGTTTAAAGGTGTCGCAGCTAACTTAGTAGTATCTAATGATAATTTAGATTTAGCTCACCCTAGAGATCAGTTTACTGCTTACTTATCAGTAGCATCCGGTCAGATCTTGATTGGTGCATTTGCCAATGCTTCTAAGTCATTTGGTTATATAGCTAGAGCTGGCAGTGACAAAAGGGGTAATGAGATATTTCAATTAGATAACAGTGTAAAACGAGCAATAAAAGCTTACCAAAGTCGAGGTGATAAAAGTATTAGTATTAAAGACTTTGATTTAACACCTTTTGGAATAGAAGCATCTCCTTTTGTAGCTTTGCATCCCAATCTTGAATCTTTATTCTCCACAATGTTAGACAATGTAGATGTTTATTGGAAGAAATATTTTGAAGAAGAAATTAAATTTATTGATGAGGTTCCCTTAGTTAGTTCTAGGCAAGCGTTTTCTATACAAGAAAATGGTAAAATTGTTTCTTATGATAAATTGGCGCAAATAGATTCAGATGGTATATATAAAACTACACAATCTTACTCTACTCTTACGAATGCCGCTGTGGATGATTTGAACCAAGGTTACTTGTCTAGGGTTCGTATTAACACAAATACTGGCCCTGCTATAATGGGCATGGTAGCTCTTGGAGTACCATTTAGACTTGCTATTAAGATTCTATATCAACCTATACTAGCATCACTGTCTGGAGGTAAGATCAATAACTTAGATGTATGGATCTCTGCTATTAGAAAAGAATATGGCGTCCCATTGGATAAAGCGTCTGAAGATAGTATTAGTGTGGAAGATGATTTAGATCCATTTATCTTTAATAGTGGAGCACACGGATTCCAGAATATGTCTGTAAGTGATATGCTAGAGAAGATGACTCCTGCAGAACGCGAGTCTCAGATTAAGGTACTAGCTCTATTTATTAAAGCTAATAAGATAGGAACTGACTTTAAGAACTTAGCATCTTTCCTTAACATACTTCGTGCATGGGATGTACTAGTAGAGAAGATAGAACAAGTAGAAGATAACTTAGTAGATAAGATAGGGCACATAGTCGATCTTCCTAATGGAGAAGTAGCACTACAACCTAACTCTGACTTTAGCTTTAATATACCTAATCTACTCGAAGGCTCTAAGCATATCAAAGAAGCTTACTTATCTCATAGAGCACTACGTAATAAGATCAAGTCTACATTTAGAATTCACTCTGAACCTATTGCAGGATTAGCTGAGAAGATCTACGAAGGATTAACTAAAGATTCCGCCAATAGAGATAAGAAGAATGTTACCTTAGTAGAGATAAAGCGAGCTCTTCAATACTACCTAATGGTAGGAGAAGCATCAACTGACCTTCCTAAAGAAACTATTATTAAGTATAAGGACACGAAGCTCGTGTCGTCTGGTTCTAGAACATTCTTAAATAACGTAGCTCAGGATATAAAAAAAGTTCAAGAGTTTGCGAGAGCTAATGGAGATTCTAATTTATTCTTAGAGAATATAGTTACTACTTTTGATAAATATAATACGGCTAGGCTTATCTTTAAAACAGGTGTAGGTCTTCAACCAGAGGATCAATTGGATTTAGTATTAGGATTCAAGTTGTTGAATCAGTATAGAGTTGTTAATGGTAAGGTAGAAAAGTACTTACCTGATTCTCCTACTGATATAAACGATCTTCAGAAAGATCTAGTTAAGTATAGTGTTCTAACCTCAGGTCTTCAGTATGGTGGTGCCGGATTCTCATCTTATGTTACTCCGAGCTCCTTAGAATCATATGATAGAAATACTAATATAAAATTAGATGGTTTAGCATTTAACGGTAGTTCTAAAGGATTTAGAGATCACTTTACTCTTAGCTATACTTTATTAAATGCAGCTAAGTTACCTTGGGTTCCTTACGAACAAATAGTTCCATTCAGAGCTTCAGAAGATAAAAAAGATGTATTATATTCTGGTTTTGATGAAGTAGAAGCTGGTAATATATACTATGACTTTAAATCGAAATTACAAGAAGATTCTAAAGGAGCTATTATAAAGCCTTCTGAATACGTTCGTAGAGACTTTGGTAAATCTATAACTGTATATAAGTTAGTAAAGACTACCTCGGATACGGCTTATTATCAAATAGTAGGTAAGTCTAATAATGTAGTGTTTAGCCCTGTCGAACGAGATACGATTTACGAAATAGATAACCTCTTCATAGCTACAGAACCTTCTATCTATTATCACTATAAGGATGGTAACAAGTTAAGCTCTTACTCTAAATTATTAGATTCACTTAAAGTAGGAGATGAGATGTATATTTATCCTTCATATTCTTACGATAGAAGAGAACGAGAAAAGGTTATGATTAAATCTAAAACTAAATCCGATATAGGTGGTACTCAAGTTACTGTAGAACCTATCCTTGATGTAACTCCTCCTATTACTGTAACAGTATATCCAATAGTAGAGGAAGGAGAAGACGTTACGACCTATACAGCTAGGTTACGAGAACTTAACTATAATGAGGAAGAGATTGGAAAAGCTATAAAACAAAATTGTCAATAATATGCAATGCCCAAATAAGAATCATTTTTTTGTTATCTATCGAATTCGTAACTTAGTTAATAATAAGTGCTATATAGGCAGCGCTAAGAATTTGCACAATAGAGTTGTAAAACACTTAAGTGACTTAAGAAGAAATACTCATCATTCCATAGTACTTCAAAGAGCCTATAATTTATATGGAGAACTAAATTTTGTAGTTGAGGTGATAGAACAAGTTACTCAGGAAACTTTGTTACAGAGAGAAGCAATACTATTAGAACTATTAGGAGGAGAATATAATACTCAGAAAGCGAAAAATGGATTTTTTTTATATACTCATTCGGCAGAAATAATTGTTAAGTATAATACAAGATTTGAAAAAAACTCTATAGAAGGGTTAAAAAAGAAAGAGATCTTACCAGATTTTATAATTGATGTGAATAAAGGAATAAGAAAGATTGATATTTGTGATAAATATAATATTAGTCAAGTTACTTTTGATCGTTATAGAAGAATAATAAATAAATACTTCCCAGACGCTATAGCTGAAGAATATAAAATTCGGAAACCTGAATATCCAATAGACCAGTTAAATGAGCAAATAAAACAATTACTTCCTACTAAGTCTACTAGAGAGATTGCTAATATATTAGGAGTAGGAAAAAGTACTATTAGTTATAGAACAGTTAAATATAAATTAAATTATGCAATGTCCCTTGATAACTAGCCCACAATTCAGGGCGTTGGTAAAAAAATATGGAGAAAACTTAGCCTACTATAAGTGGGCTATGGGCGAGATAGAAGGTGAGGGTAATTCCTCACCTCTTTCTCAAATAAGATCTTTAAGAGAGAAATCCTTTGCAGCTTACAATGCTGAAACATTATTTAAGGATGCTACTAAAGATGAAGAAACTGGAGATTATGATTACGAAGGTCAAGTATTTGATAGTGTAACAGGTAAGGTCATTAAGTCTATGCAGACTAGACCTTATACTTCTACGGATACTCCAGGAGTACGAGCAGCTAATAAAGCATGGAAGTATCTATCAGAAGATGAGCTTGCACGTCCTAGAGATGCTGTAGTCGATATGACGAAAGAGCAGTATGCAACACACGTCGATGCTCAATTTCAAAGAGGTATAGATAAGGGTAACTTACTGCACGCTAAAATACATGCACACGTAGCTAATACAGATGCAGCTATAGCTTCTGTTCAGCGACTATATGATGAGTCAGGTATTCTTCCATCAGAGTTAGAATGGTTAACACCTGATGCTATACGAGCTATCGTATCTAAAACTGGAACTAACTATTATTCTGATAAAGGAACTGATAAACTATATACAGAAAAGGTTATAGGTTCTACAGAGTTAGGCTGGTTCGGTACAGTAGATATGTTAGTAGATCATGGAGACGATCTCTACTCACTGTTTGACTTAAAGACAGGTGGTCGATTTAATAGGCTATTTGAAGATTCATTTCTTAAGTATGGTAACACAGCAGGTGTAGGTATATTCGATAATGCCCGTAATAGAGCTAAGCTTCAGCTAATGTTGTATGCTCTTATTATAAAGATGGATAATCCTGCAGCACGCTTTAGGAACTTGGATATTCTTTATATAAAGAATCAATGGTCTATAACTGAACCTGATCTGCAGAAGTCAGTAAACGTTCCTGCGTTTCTAGAAATTATTCAAAAGACCTTAGAGAATGAACAGCCTGAAATATGGGCAAAGCTGAAAGCTAAACCTCACTTTAAGCAACTATTTGACCCTTCTTCTTATACTACTATTACTTCATCTAGCTTTGATGAGTTACATCCTAATGCTAGTTCTTCTGATCTCATAAAGCATAAGATGTTAGAGCTACAAGGTCTTATCATGTGGGACTCCTCTGTTGCTGACTTAGTAAATGGAGGACATAAGGTAGTTACTAAGATCGTAGATGGAGAAGAGATTACAGTAGATGGAACTTCTAAGCGGCGTAAAGAAATAGCTAAGCTAATGGGAGAGATCATCGAGCTAAAGAAAGATCCTTCTGTTCATATGTCTGTAAGTGAAGCGAACATGGGCTGGTTAGATAGATACTTAGGCTCCCAATCTTATTCAACCAATCCTTATGTTCAGCTATATTATAAAGAATTATCTAAAGCTAAGCAAGCTTCTAGGGACCAATATGAACTATGGAACTCTAAGCATGATGGATTATTAAAGAAGTTAATCGAATCTAAGGGTCTTAAGGCACTATCTAGAATGATAGGCGGTACAGATAGAGAGAAACTATTTGCATTTGCTTATAAGATGGACACTAAACATCGTAGGCGCCTTATTCATAGTGGAGATACAGAGTTTAAGAAGTTAACTAAGATCGAACAAGAGTATTTAAACTTTATTAACAATTCAGTATCTGGTGTCTTTACTGAAGCTCATGCTGACTTAATAGATTCTACTAATAAAGTACCTTTGGCCAAACGTATTGTTACTTATAGAGATTGGAGGGGACGTAAGAATGTTCCTGTTACTAATCTAGACCTACATAATAAGGCATATTCTATTACTAATACAGAGGCTAGCTCACAACCATTTAGTTATTACGAAGGATTCTTTCCTAAGTTTGCTCCTCAGATAGATGACATAGCTAGAATGCACGGGGGGTATTTCTCTAAAGGAGTTGTTAACTTTTTATGGAATCAATACACTACTAACTACTTTGAGAATGTATTCGATCAGTGGAGTAATGATACGGAAGCGATTCCTATGAAATACTTAGGAACTACGGAGATAGATAACAATGATAACTACACTCTTAATTTAGAGTTATCTATTAAGAGCTTTATGAAGCATCATATCTATAAAGCAAAGATGGATGAGATATATACAATGGCTCAGGCTATGAAGATATATCTAGATGCTCAGAAAGATCTATTAGCTGAAGGTGGGGCTGATCCAGAACGGTTAGGCCATACGAAACGCTTAATAGATTGGTTTGAGGATTCACTTAATCTACATGTGTTAGGTCGTAAGTCTCAATCTCTTACTACTTCATCTAGAGCATTTGGTAAGGTAAAGGATGAGAGGTATCAGAAGTTTAACTGGGCTAAGTTCTTACGTTCACTTAAACAATTCTTTGCAGGGCCTACTATGTGGTTAAAGCCATTAACTGGTCTACCTAACTTCGTATTTGCTTCGTTGGTTACTCTAAAAGAAGGTATTAAAGGTTCTCTAGGTATGTCTACGTCTAATGCTAACTTCGGATTGAGTGAGATGGCTGCAGGATTTGGACAAGCCTTTAAATTATTCTTATGGGATGGGGCGTCTAATGATACATTCAGGCACTCTAAGACTTACTTACTAATGGAGAAGTTTGGATACTTACCTGACAATCATGACTGGTATACATCTAATAATGAATTAATGACTACCCGTAATCAGCTGTTTACGTCTAAGACTATGATGTTATTCCATTCATTACCTGAAGAGATTATAGCAACTTCACTATTCGTAGCTCAAATGAAGTCTATGAAGTTTACTAAAGCAGATGGTACTGTATCTAATATGTGGGATGGATACGAAGAGAAAACTACTAAGTTATCTGATGGCACAGACTATACTACTATAGAGTGGGTAGGTGGGGTACGAGGTCAGCGTAATATATCTAACTTAGCAGACAAGCCAGAGTATGTAGACATCGAAGGTATGACTACTGAGGAGATTAATGCTATAAAGTTTTTATATGAGAAAATTCACGGCGGTTATCGTGGTGATGAACGTATCGCTGCTGAGTATTATGTAATGGGTGAATTGTTCCTTCAAATGAAGAAGTATATGCCTGCTATTCTAAAGAATGTATGGGCATCTAAAGGCATACGTCAGACTCAAGGTAACTTTGTGAGCAGCGTAGATGAGAATGGTATTACCGTTATGAAGTGGGTTCCTCAAGTAATTGAAGGTCGATATAAAGTTCTACTAGGATTACTATTTAATTTCTTATCTATAAAGCATTCTAAAACAGATGGCTTAAAAGGTAATAGGTTAACTAGGTTAATAGGATTAGAATTTGACTCATCACAAGATTGGAAGAACTTATCTGATGCTCAGAAGGAAGATGTAAAAGACTTCTTACTTACGACATCTATGTATGTCCTACTATTAATTGGTTATATGAAGTTGTGGGATCGAGATGATGATGATACACTAGCTAAGATTTATAATCGAGTAGCTAATGACTTTGCGGGTAATGTAAATCCACTAGAGATCTTAAAGAACGTAAAGAACTCTGGTATACCTACCTCGGTTAATAGGGGCTATCAGTTGTTAGAAGGTACTACTCAACTGTTCTGGTCTACTTTACTTTATGGTGCTGGATATGATGATGCTGCACTAACTAAGGAAGGTAACTTTAAAGGTTCTTCTAATGTAAAACGTAATATTCACTTTATATCTGCTTGGCACGATCTCAATACGGGAGTAGATAATTCGGAACTATTTAAAGAATATTTTAAGTAATGCTCTAAATGTCTCACTATCAAACATACATTATAAAATCTGGGAAATATTATAAGATAGGAAAGACAAAGAATATAAAGCGACGAATCAATTCCTACAATACTACTAATCCAGATTTTAAGATTATTAGATTAATAGATGCGGATGTTGAGAAAATACTTCATAGACTATTTAAAGATAAGAGACATAGACACGAATGGTTCCTACTTTAAAGTTACGATCTTAAGTTTATAGATCTGATGATTGGTAGTAAGGAAATAACTATATATTGTTTTGAAGATGTAATACTTTAAAATAGAGATATATTAAATAAATAGAGATAACTTAATTATAAGACTTATAAGCCTATATTTCTGGACTCTCCAGTGTAACCTGTTACATTATATACCTTATTCTTATTAAGTTAATGTAAAAATATGATTTAATTAGGAATGAAATAGTGTAATAGGTTATCTTTGTAGTGTAACTGGTTACATCTAACCGACAACAGGTTACATTAAAACTATGAAAAAAGCTTATAAGAAAACAGTACAAACAGAAATTGTTCAAACAGTTGATTCTTCGACAGGAGAATTATTAGACATCTCAACTAAAAAAGTTGAGGTTTTAGTTAAAGATAAAGAGGAATTTTTCTTTCTTTATTCTCATATACTAGGTATATTAGATTCTATTACTAGAGGTCCTGAACTTAGTATTCTTTCAGTTATTATATTTAAGCACGTAACTACCTCAGGATATGTATATATTAATGATGAAATTAAAGCTGATATAGCACAACGATGTGGAATATCTATTTCATCAGTATCTAAAGGTTTAAAATCATTAGCTATAAATGGGATATTGAAACATTCTAAGCGAGGTGTTTACTCGCTTAATCCTAATTATGCTTGGAAAGGAACTACTTCTACTAGAAATGAAAAACTTAAATTTGACTTAACTATTACTACAGAACACGCTGAGAGATTTCTATAATCGAGCGTTGATAAAAAGGGGGCAACTCCTAGTGTTAAGAAAGTTAAAGGCGGTCACTCCTCACGGGGTGCCGCCTTTTGTGTTTGTATAGGTTTGCTATACCACACCGTCTATTGCTTTATTTATTTGAGCTACTACGTAGCCATCTGCGTGATAGAGTATGGAGTTCCTATTAAGGAGCGTTACCCTCATACCCATGTTACCGAACTTCAGTTTTCACAATAGATTATTCTTCATTTTCTAATCTATCATTCTCCATTTCCCAAGCAGTAATCATTTCATCAAAGTACTCCATAGCATCTGTAATATGTTTAGGATCTCCCTTGTAATAGCAACAAAAGTATCCTTTAAGAAAATCATGCTCAAAATTACGAACAGGTATTAGCACATCATCTTGATCGAGCCGCCATGACTCATAAAGCTCTTTGATGTGGTCGTAAAGAGTTTTGTCCTCGGAAGGAATTTTACGCATTGTAAATTGTTTAAGATGTAAAAAGAAAAGGGGATAACCAGCTTTCACTCGATATCCCCTTAGTTAGACGCTGCTTCATTTTCTTTTGCTTATCCTTACTAGGATTCTGGAAGCTTGGATTTTCACTCTACGAGCTTATATCGAAGTGCTAAGGCCAGTGTTCACAGCGTTTTCTTCGAGATATAACTTTTTGTTTTATGATTATATCTCTCGTATATTTTCTTACCACTACTTGAAGATTCTCTATTTCTTCATTAGGGTACTTAATATCGGGTGGAGCTACTTGTGCCCATATAATCCGTAGACTTATATAGGTCAGTAGCTGTATTGTTTGTCGCTTCTCTGATGGCATCATCTTCTGTTATGAAGATTTCGTGCTCCATTTTTGGTTTATACCATACTTCCGCATTTTCTTCTTTGATCTTTTCTCCCATTCTAGCCTCCCAATATTTCTTCAATGGAGTAACTCCGTGTGGGATCTGCCACACATCTCTATGCAAAATCCTCCAGTTCATGGAGATTTGATTTGTCTTTTTTGAGTACATAGGAAAATGTTCGTGTACGTATTTCCTATCTATCTCAGAATACTTACCCATTAGAAATGGAATAACAATATTCATTTTCTGTACAGGAGTAAACTTAAACACAAAAAACACAGTGGAATCTTCTTCGTCAAACTCTGTTACGTATTGACTATGATTCCGGATATGACTTAGTAGTTCAGCTTCTATAAAATCTCTTTCTATGTTTATATAAAGATAGTTGCCCCAAATCTCAGGCCCCTCGAATCTACTATGTCCCATATAAGTCTTACACTTCGTCTTGTAGATCAGTGGGGGCAGGTTCAACAGGGGTAATATTAGTGACTTGCTTAGTTGCATCTTTTACAATATATTTAATATAGGATACTGGCTCAACTTCTACTAAATGAATTATATCATCTTTTTGTAATGGATTACTATTATCTAAACTCCAACCTTCGTAAGTATTATTATATAAAGTGAATGCAAAGAACTTATTGGGATGTTCCTTTTCATTTTTTATAATAAATGTTTTACTCATCCAACCTTCTTCAACATCTACTTCATCTATTTCTTCCGCTATACGTTGCCAGTGTGTACGTAATTCAATGTTATTAAAATCTATTTCGTTATCGAATAGCCAAATTTTGTCTGTAATTAAACTAAAGGCTAATCCTGATATCATAATACTATTCATTGTCAAATATATTTAAATTAATTACTCCTTGATTCTCGTATACGGCTTTAGGGAGATTCCAATAATTATTATCTCTATAGAATTTATATTCATCTATTAACTCATCAATTCCCTTATAGTATCTACCTCTTACTGTTCCTCCAGAGATACCTCGAACTCTATCTTTAAGACAGGTCTTGAATATAATAGCAGGGTGAGATGAAGTAATTTTAGATTCTACTACTATAAATACAAAATCTGCTATAGTATATCCTTGACGAACTAGTTGCTGAACATATTCATGATGCTGTAATGCTAATTCGTAGAATGCTGCTTGCCGATAGTAGCCATATGTTAGATAAGAATATTCAAACTCATTAACCGATTTGCCTATAGTCTTTAGATCATAAGGCTGAATTAACTTAGCTTCGTGGTTTATAAGTATTCCATCTAGTAATGCTTTGCAAGCTTCTTCTTTATACTTAAAGTAAATGGGTACTTGAGTTATTAGCTCCGTGAGTCCATCAGTGTCTTCTCCACCTTTAAAGAAATATTCTGTAAACTCATTAGCTAATACTAGCTCCTTGGCTTTAAGTACTTGATCGTATTCGTCTCTTGATAGTATAGTCTTAGTTCGATCTATATTACGAGTAGTGAGATAATATTCTGTTAGCTCAGTTGATGCCCATAGTTTGGAGATAATAGTTTCGATTTTAGCTTTATATCCTGCTTTATCGTATGCTTCTTTATACTGTACTGTATCGCTTAATAAGGGATCTAATCCACTAGGTAGATTATCAATAAACTTACCCATGAATCCCATAGGACGTTTAGCATCTATTACGATAAACTTCTCATCCCACATCTCTGGAGTAGTAAGAATACAGTCAAGAGCACTGCCTATTCTAAAATGTACTTTCTCATCATCTTCAGTATCAGGATTCTCCATCTTTATTCTTAACCAACGAGGGTTATGGAGTGTGCCTAATAGTGAATTAGATATTGCTTTTACGTTAAAATATTCTTCACTGCTGGCCATAAATACTTATTGCTTTTATTAAATGTTCTAAAGTAGCATCCTTTGTATTCATTATATAATTGATGTCATAATCTACGTTAGCGCACATTTTACTTATATAATAAACAAAATTCTCTGCTTCTTTATAGGTTAATCCTAAATTCATTAATTCTCCGAACATATTAACTTATTCTGGGTTTAGTACGGGCGATTCTGTCTTCATCCATTCTTTAAATAACTCTGGGTGCAGTTCTTCAAATATAGCTTCAAGTAGTTTACCTACTACCCCATCTTCTACTTTGAGACGGCCATAACGTTCTCGAATATCGTTGAACGAAGCCTCTATAGGAACAAGAGCTTTAAGATGTGGCGCCATTAGGTTCACCACTTCTGTTAACTCTTCTTCTAATTTCTTACGCCGAGCCTTAGAAACCTTCTCTAAGAGTTCGGCTTTTGTTTGTTTAGCCATAGGTTATGGTTGATGGTGGGCAGTCAAAGCCGAACACCTTGTTAAAGAGTTTATTAGGGTATGTAACTGTTGTAGTTACATACCCTGTGAATTGGTACACTGGTCTAAATGTATACTCCCATCCATTTTCTATTCTAAAGAAGGGGTCCCATTTAATATTAATTAGGTGCTTCTTCACTAAATATTTTTTTTAATTCTAAGTATTTCTTTTTATCGGCCGCTAATTGTTGTTTTTCAGCTATCAATCTTCTTTCTGCCTTTTCTTTAGCAATTCTTAGATCCATAGCTGCTCTTTCAGCTCTTAACTCCGCTAAATTATCCTCTAATAATTCATCAATTGTAAAATTCGTGGTTCTTTTATCAGAGTAATAATTTGTAGTTTCAAAGTTTACATAAACTTCGTTACTTTTATCTAATTCAATTCCACAAAAATGCTCTATAGGTTCGTTTAGAGATAAGGCTCCTTTAAGTTTAGCTATATTGATAACATAGTTGAGTACAAACTCAATATTTTCTTTTGTTAAATCTATCATAACTTAATTAAATCTTTACATTTTGCTACTGTACGTAAGAACTCCTCTGACTCATCGACTTCTTTAATGTATGCGTCAATGATTAATTCTTCATCTCTCGTGAGAGCCCGCCGTATCTGGTCGAGCTGCTCAGAGATAAGTTCTTTAATGAGGGTTACCTCAGCCTTATGGATATACTGACTTACAGTAGGATTAGCTTTTCCTAAATGGTAGAGTTGCATAACACGCTCATCGAGATCAGCCTGAAATTGAGCTTTGATCTCTTCTCTGCGGTAAGCTTCTTCGATATCTAGAATGATAGCTGCTTTAACGGCTTGCGCTAAATCCTGTTTGTTCATCTACGATTTTGATTAATTCCTTAAAGGTCTTTTTAGTAAAATTAGGTGTCTGAAGTATAACTGCTAGAATGAGTTCTTCTGATAGCTTATAGTAATTTATTGTTGCTGCAGCATTTGCTAGATGATCCATTACCATACTGCGATATGTACCAATAGAGCATCCAATGTATACTTTATTACCTAATATTTGTTTTGCAGTATCATAAGCTATATTTCTTAAGTCAAGACGTTTATATTCGTAGCTTGCTTGAGATTTCCACCAAGGACGATTTTCTTGCTTTAGATCTAGTAGATTATCCTCCAGTGCAATAATATCTAGTTCCGCTAGAATAGGATTATTAATTGAAGCTGCTGTTCTTTTTTCGAATCGAGCTTCTCTTTCTTTGCTTACCAGTTCAGCAAAATGATCTCGCAATCCCTTACTAATTAGAACTGCTTGTTCGTAGTTCTCAATTTTAGATTCTTTAAATTTCTCTACTTCATTTGAAGTTGTACATGTACTCATTGTCGAATAAAACATATTATAAGTTATTTTAAATTTAAGTATTTAATATCTAGCCCTGCTACGCAATAATTATAAATTTGATCGAAAGTATAAAATTCGTTATTTAATGTGAATTCTATGACCTTATCTTTTATAGTCCTTTCGTCATAATAAGTCGTGCTAGTTTTATAGCTTGGAGTTATCTCTCGAATGCGAGCATTCTTTCTGTTTTCAAATTCTTCTATAAACTCAGGATACATTACTTTTAGATTAGCATAAATAAGTACTAGTTTATCTTCGTTTATAGTCTTAGACTTTTCAGCTTCTACATCAATAGATTTTAGTCGCTCTTTTAATGCGACTGTAAACTTATTACTTATTGATTGTACTAGATCTTTTGTTTTCACTTTTACTGTTGCGAATTCCGCTTGTGGTAACATCTTTAATAATTTTAATACTTTCTTTAATTTGTTTTTGGTTAGTAGGCTTAAACAACATATAGTCTAATTTATTCTCAACTAGATAATGCTTAAACATCTTCCACTTTATAATGAAATCAGTAGTCTCTTGTCCCTTAGTTTCTATAACCCACCAATCTCCTACAAAATCCGGTGTATATGTTATACTTCGAATATTCTCTGAGGGAGATAAGTATCCATGTTTTGTTTTTTCGTAACATAGATAAGGGAATACAAACTTAGGTTGAAGATCTACTTTCCATTCTTCGTATGTGTAATCTATATTATTGGCAGTGAGTTCTTTAGCACAAAACTGTTCGAGCTTTGATCTAAATTTACCTACTGTCTTATTTTTATACTTCTGCATTCATTGTCAATCTATACAACTATCGGAGTATGGCCACTCCATATCTTCTACTACTATAGTAGAGGAAGAATCCACCATTAATTTATTGAACCACCAACCATCATCTTTTGCTCGAATAGGATCACAGTCGGCTGAGGTGAATGCAATTGCTCGCATATCACCGCAAGTAATTAGGATTCGGGATGTGTAAAGAGGCTTGTAGTTTTTCTCTTTTTTCATCTGCTGTTGAGCTACATGGTTAACTCCGAAAGAGAAACCAAGAGCTGTGCCTAATATGGCAGTTAGTAAAACCAACCAGAAAATTCTTTTCCAATTCATTGTAAACTTGGATGTTTATCAATAAACTCGGCCATAGTAAAAGTATTATTGTCTTTGGCCCATTCATTGAATGTGTTATGATCTGAGAACTTATGTATCACTACTTTATTGTTTTTGTCTTGTAGTAATAACCAAGGCAGACCTAAGAACTTATGTACTATTTGCTTAGTTCCATAAGCTTGTGTGTAAGAGATCATATATTCTTGAGGTAAAATCTTATGACCCTTCCATAGGAATGGCTTACCCCAAGGTTTATGCTTCTTTGCCATTACCAATTAATAGGAGACAAACCTAACTCTTCGAGAGCTTGATTCGTTCGTGAGAAAATCTTAGAGCCAAAGAAGCCCCGTGATGCAGATAGAGGAGATGGATGTACTGCCTCTATAAATCTATGTGTTGGATTAGTAATAATGGACTTATATGATTTGGCATGATTGCCTAGCATGATCCATACAATGTTGTCCTTTTGATTTAGGCATTGGAATACCTCATCCATAAAAGGCTTCCATAGAGCTGTATGAGATCCTGCCTTGCCCTCTTCAACGGAGAGGGCGGTGTTTAACATCAATACTCCTTGAGATGGAAGATGCTCTAAATCAGAGGTTTTATTATTTATATCTTCTGGTACAGGACCTACATCACTATGCAACTCTTTTAGAATATTGAGTAATGATGGAGATGTCTTCTTCCTATCAAATATATTATCAAAACATAATCCAGTAGCAGATCCATCATGATAAGGATCTTGTCCTATAAGAACCACTTTCGTATCCTCATAAGAACATTCGTTGAAAGCCCTGAATATGAATCTACCTTCTGGAAAGAAATCAGTAGTCTTGAGTTTTGGCAGCAGGATTGATTCGAAGTAGTTCATCGCCTTTGGAAGACGAAGTACCCACTCCTTGGTGACCCATCTCAGGTTCACAAGTTGTTGTATCACTAGGCTGCTCATTTCCAAGTTGGCTTGAGTCTGAGAGGGCGTAGTTTGGATTGGCATTGTAGGATTCATCAAATTGCCAATCGGAGGTAATGATGACCGCTGCACGTTCGTTGTATCTGACATGTAATTGGGTTTGAATTTGGTATACCATGAACATCATGGTAAATGCTAATGCAGACATGCTAGCATAAAAAATTGTCTGAAGACGCAAAAAAGCTGTCATTACGTTGTTGATTTAAAAGGTGAGAGACTTGTTTTTTCAACATACGGTATGTAGAGGTTTTACCATAGTGCTGAATATAGTCAGAAATATCCTTTGGAGTTCCGACTGGATTCTGTATATATTGTTTTCTATAAGTACGAGCTAGTAGGCTATTGAATTTGGCGCCGGGCTCATCGTTATTCATATAAAATATAATATGGTCAAATCTTTTCTCTAAACTATTTATCTTTCTTCGTAATTCTTTTCCTGATTTAGTTTCTTCTGTACCATAGGATTCAGCATTTAGCGCAATACTATTAAATCCTAATCCTTTTAGCACCATTACATCTTTAAGAGATGATGTAATGAATAATATCTTTCCCTTTCGAGGAAGCTGACTGAATCCAAAGAATGTAGAAGCATTTGTTGTGCCTCCCCATTTCTTGGTAATATCTTTTGATAGTGGCTTATACCACTTAATCTTATCGTCTACTACGTAAACGAATAGTGGATTTGCTTTATGACCTTTTGCTAAGATGTAGGAATTAGTAAGTACGCATTTAGCTACGAATACTTTATAACGTAATAATATTTCTGTTGTAATTACTTTATATCTATTAAAATAAGATAAGTGTGATGGATCACCAACTAACCATTCTATTTCTTCTCGAACTTGATTGGATGGTTCCACATCTCCTAACTTATCTTTATCTCCTATAATCTTATCTATAGCTTTATAGTACGATAATCCGAATAACTTCTTTACGACGTCTACCGCACTGAAGAACTCTTCAGTAGCAAAGTCATGAAGTTTTAGGACTCCATTTGTATTGTAATAGAATCCACAAGTAGGATTTTTATCAACTCGAAATGGACTTTTTATTAGAGACTTTCCGACGTTTACGTTTAGGTAATACTCGAATATCGCTTCCTGCTTCGAGTTGATCCACTCCTGTGGGTTCAGGATCAGATTGAGGTCGTGTTTCACCTAGCCAATATTTTATAATTTCTACTTCTTTAATTTCATTTTCTCCATAACCAAATACATAAATTAAATCTAATATAGCCCACTCTATAGATAATTTTTCTTGCTCATATAATACTTCTACAGCTTCAGTTGCAGTTTTTAAGACGGTACATATTACACCATCTTCGTTACGAAGGTTAATCAGTCCCCCTCGTGTTTTCACTTTCATTGCTATTGTTATACCCATGATCTACGATGAATTTAGCGTTTGAACGACGTAGTTTTGCTAGCTCAATCCAATCTTCTATAACGCATTGGATAAGATAACAGGCAGTATAGAAGAATGCTATAGACAGTATGACTGTTATAAATTCTTCTGGAGATGGAGCTTTACTTTCCTGCTCATTCACTATGTTATAGAGATGAGTTGTGACTCTTGACCATGAGTAAAGAAAGAATTTGAGTATTAGCATTTATGATTCGGAATATGGGAGGTAGCCCGATTACTACCTCCCTTATGAAGAGTTCGTTTATTAGAAGTGGATTCATCTATTTAAGTTTTTGTCTGATGGGATCGCACCACAATCACCGAGGTTTCAATTCGGCTGCTTTACTAGCCTATTAAGCTACAGACCTTAAACAGGGCTCTCGTTAGAGAGCAGATCTTCTAAATCATTTTTCTTTTTAGCGGATGACTTCTCTTTCGCAGTCGTGCGCTTTTGAGTCTCATATATTGTAAACGCTAAAGTTGGTTCTACTCCCTCTTGGAATAGTTCTACATAATCAGGATATTTGCCTAACTCCGTAAACACGCCTTCTGAGTCGTAAATGACTTTTAGGTTAACCTTCTTGGTTGGTAGGAGGGGTGTTAGAGTGGCAATAGCCTTATCAATAAAACTATTATAATCCAAATTAGGGAATGAAGCTTTCTGCTCAGGGGTGAGGTACAAGCCTAGAAGTTTTGCGATATGTGTGAGATTAAGTCTCGTTTCGCGTGCCTTAGCTTCTTCTGGTGTCTCATCGTCTACAGGATAAGTCCCTTTAGGTTCCCACAATGTTTTTGCGACTGTTGCTCCATCTTTCTCGAATAGAATTTCGATAAACGTGTTGCCTTTCGGAGTCTCTTTTCGAGAGACGGATTTCACTGAAACTCCTGTGTGTATACCACAGGTAATTTTGCTGCCTTTTGGCCCATCGGCTAACAGTGATTCTAAATCAAATAATTCATTCATAATTTATAATCTATTTAAACTTTATTTACTTTGTAAACTCTTCAATTTTATCCTGCATAAACTTGGCGTCATTAGGAATTGTTAGAACATCCGCTCCAAAAATATCGGGTGGGCATTTTGCGGAAAGCCCTTCTCCGGTTAGTCGGAAGAAATGCTCTGGACGTTTTCCATCTGCGCTATGTTTAGATTCTGCATACACTACTATAGTATAGTGCTTCTCTACTTGTCCTTCATTCTCTTTGCCGCTGACTTTTAATCGTTTTTCAGCTGCGCCTTCTAAATTTAAGATTTCGTAGTGCCCCATTACATATACTTCTTTCTGTATTCGTTTTACTAATGAGTGAAACTTAGCAATTTCTTCATTATAGGTTGACCATACATCAACATGACTACCTTTACTTTCATAAAGGATTAGACTATATCTTTATATTTAAAAATACTCTTTCTGAATTTTTTACGCAATCCTCTTAAAACTCTTGATATATTTGGGGCTGCACAACCCAAATATTTTGCTGCTTCAGTTATTGAAGAATACTCTCTTATAAATTCCTCCTTTAAACTTAATTGTACTATTGGTTTAGCTTTTTCATTTAGTACAATCTTATCTAAAGGTTCGTTTTTGTATCTCCAAATATATCCACCTGCCGATTTTGTCCTTTTCATACAACACCCTGTAATATTACTAGGTGTAATTTTTAATTCTTTTGCAGCAGATGTAATACTGATATAGCCTTTAAGAAATGCTCCTGTCAAATCATAACAATCTACTGGGGTAGTAATGTAATCTGTAAATCCTTTCACACCTTCGCCACCATCAGTAAGATTTGTTAATTTACCTTTTTTGCGGTACTTATTAATATAGTAACATTCTCTGTCTTCCCAGTTGTCGTTATCTATTTCTTCAAGTACTTGCATATAAGGTAATAAGCCCTTACTTTCCAGATTTTTTATCCAGTTGGACTTATGATTTTTCGATCTGTTTCTTAAATGAAAACTGAATCTAGTTTGTAGGTTATTAGTTTTTCCTACATATCTAACTTCGTGTTCTATAGGATCTTTTAATGCGTAAATATAATTCATTATAGTGTTCTTTAAATATAGTTACCGTTTCGGATTTCTCCTACTCTCTTTCGAGATAGTCGTTGAACGTTCTTCCTTGGACTAAGGAAGCTTCGCTGCTGATTACCCAATCTTTATCTCTTTTACTATGCTACAATCATTACTGTTGTAGAGAGTGTATAAAGCTCTAAGGGTTTTCCAGGCAATTAGATAACTTTTACAAGGGCTTATTGTATGGTAAACCCTTTCTTTGTCGCCCTAGCTTCTGCTAATACCATATCCATATATGCGGAGAAGCTATCTATACCGATAGTTTTAATCTCCGGATCTTTTGCTGCTTGGACAAGTGCTGTGATAACATCAGCTGAGGTCCGAGGACGGCTATGAATTTTAAAGTTCTTCTTAAACGGTAATGGCTTATCTTCCACATTGATTAGTGCTGTGGTCGCATCATCTAGGTTTCGTAAAGAATAGGTCTTTCCCTGCCCACTACTTCCTACAATTAATACTTTATAAAAATCTCTCATTCCTTTGTGTTACTTATATAACTTAATACTTTAATTAACTCAATAACAGTCGAACAGCTCCGTAAATAAATACGGAGAGTTTTATGAATGCTATAATTGACATTAAGTAGTTTCTTTAGGTGGTACATCCCTTTTGACGTACTCACTAATTTTTCCGAACTTTAGATCGTCCAGCATAGCTATTATGGAAGGTTTCCCAAATCTCTCTTTTATTACGTGGAGATATATCATAGCTTGTGAAGAATCGTAAGGATTAAATACTGGTAAGCCATCTCGCCATTTCTTATTAGGAGGCCCATACCAATTTCCAAGTCCATCTATAATACAAGGTCTATGAATTATGATAACATAGTCCGAACCATTATAAATAGAGGAAGCCCCGAATAGATCATTCTTATTCGGATAATGTAATTTTGAATTCGTAACCCTATCACCTGTCTCAATATTTCTGTTCAATTGAGATATGACGAAAAAGATTACTTTAACTCCTGCTTGTGCTAGTACTTTCTTTAGACTCACAAGCGTAAACATTAGATCATCAATCATTTGCTTTTCCTCCTGATGATCTTCTCTTTTAACTAATAGAGTATTGTCTAGTGTTACAACTAAACCTTTATTTGTCTTTACTAAGTTTTTAGAAATAACAAATTGCAATATTGTATTCTTTATTTCTGCGGCAGTTCCAGTCTGATCTACTATGTTTATATTATACGATAGTAGAGCATCTAACTGTTTGTTTATTCTTTCAAAGTCCTCCAAGGAAAGTTGAGTACCTGCTGAATAGATTTCTTTTACGGATTTACCTACCCTAGCAGATAAGTCTCTAGCTACTTCATCTATCCCTAGCATCTCAAACTGAAATGATAAAACTTCGAAATCTTGTTGAGGATTCAGCTCTATCATTTCAGTTATTAGCTGTCGTACTAGAGTTGATTTTCCACTTCCTGAGAGTCCTGCGACTGTTACTATTCTACCCCAATCAAATCCATCTAGAAAAGTGTCATTAAGCTTGGAGGATCTTACTTTTAGAGAAGGTTCTAGCCCTTCCTTTCTTCGTAATATGAATTCCCGTGCTTCATCAACAACAGTAGGAATTCGTTTCACTTCCAGTAGCTTAGTTGACTTCTTTTCCATACCCCACATCTTCTAAACCTTCCTCCACACTAAAGTTTTCTGTGTCTAAGTATATAGAATCTCTTAACCAATTTGGTGGAGACTTCATATATCTTAGATAATTTTCTGTTCTAAAGCTTTTACGATAAGCTACTTCTTTTGTGACGCTATCAATAAGCTGTTCTTGAGTAGCTTTATTAGCTTCAATAACATTATTAAACTCTAATCTTGTAAGAGCTTTATTTATTCGTATTGCCCTTGTCTTAGGGAATGTATGATGCTCATCATCTCTAGGAAAAGCTAACCAAAATTCCTCGAATCTATCTTTACTTTGAGCACTTGGAGTAGGTCGAGGTATGTCAGCTAATAGTGATTCTCCACTAGAGGTAAGGATTCCATTCTTTAGAAATCCGAGACGTTCCAGCTTAAATATGGAAGCAGGATAAATATTCATTCCCCAATCTTCTTCTATATATAGGGTATATAAATAAATAAGTTCTTCCACTGTAATATAGTTAGTATTACATAGCAGAATTATATCTTTTGTTATAATCATTTATAAAATCAAATGCTTTAAAAAAACAATCTATGTTATTAGGTACGTCAGAAAAATGATATATATTTTTAAATCCTTTAGTTTCTCTTACAAATATCTGAGTATAGTGAGTTTCTTTATTTATTTCTATTAAGAATCTATCGTGACGGACTTTGTAAAATCCATTTAAAAGTTTGACCATGTTCTTGTTATTGGATCGTAGACCTCAACTGGATAATTCCTATCGAATACTTCTTCTACTAAGGCTATCATTAGATCAGCTGCATTACTTCTTTCTAGTGAATCTCCTTCTCCGTAGAGAGGAAGTTGACCAAATATAGAAGCATAGAATCCTTTAGGTCTTCGATAGATGTTTACATGAGTAGCGCCACATTTTAACATTAGAAAGGTAGTTTCCATATATTATTCTAATTCTAATACTTCTGGTAATGACTTTTCTATTTCATCAAAAGCTATAAATAGTGCGTCTATTCTATTCGATGCTCCTGTATTACAGTTGTTTAGTAACAGCTCTAGTTTTCCTTTGTTTAATCTAAAAACACTAAATATGAATTCACTACTTAATTCGATGTATATCTTACTGTTTAACATTCTGTATACACTATCTAACTCTAGCCAAGTCCGTAAGATGCTACAGCTTCGACAGCATATATTAGATGATATAGTATGATTGAGAAGAAAACTAAATTCTGTTTGAAATAAGTCGATAGAAGTTGATTCTAAACAGTAGTAACAAGTTCGAGTGTAGGCTCGCTGAATCAGATCTTGTCTAGGATCTCCTACTACTTCTGGGTAATATTTTTGGAAGCTTTGAGTCTTCTCCCATTTGTTCATCATCTGATAGGCACAAGTAGGACATTGCCATTCGTATGAATCTGGCATATGTTTTCTATATTCTATTTCAGATTCGGAACCAAGTAGTAAGTATGTCTGACGACAATTAGTACAAGACTTTTCTACTAACTCAACTGCTTTTGAATGCTGGTTTAGCTCTGTTAGAGTCTCTAACGACCAATTATAATCTTTTCTTGTTTGATTACAATATTCATCTTCACAAATATGAACCTTACCGCCTGACAGATATTTGTCAGACCGTACAGGAATCTCAATTGTATTGAAATCTTCTGTGCTATAGAGTCCTGCAACAGGTAAACGGTCACATATAATACAACGATCCGAGTGACTTACGAAATAGTCTTTTTTAGATCCGTCTAGATGTATATAATACTTCTTAACAAACTCTGGAATCATGTATCCAAAGTTTATATCTAAACTTTCAAATATAGCTTTCCGTCTTTCGTTTTTTGGAGAGTCGCTGTATTTACTTAGTTTTTCTGTAATACCTTCAGTAACTGTTGTGTGACAGAAGTCACACATGTGTGCCCAAGTATCAATATTTTCGGATATTACGGGATTTGTCGAATTAGGATTCCGACAAAACAGACAGCATTTCTCATATTCTCCACCTGCTTGATATAGTCGTATATCTTCAGGTAGCGCCCTCGTATTTGTATTGATATACATCTGCAGACGCCGATTAGCGTCTAGTAGTGGTGTTACCATTTTGAAGTATACTTTTTATGGTTGAAGGTGAAACCCACTTAATATTGTCCAGTTTTTTATTTCTATTCTCTAACCAAGTTTTTTCAACCGTGTCTTTAGAGAATAGGTTTATGAATACTGAATCTATGGGTTTAATGCGTGCTAATCGCTTTTTCGTATCTTGCTTTTTAAGAAGTTAGTAACACTTCACAAGATCCTGTGTTTCCACAGTGGTCGGCACATATCTTG